ATGACAGCGCCGACGCGCCGCCTGGAGGCTCTTGTGGTCGATGGAAAGGTGCGGTTTGGATTGAATCCGTTGGTAGGTTGGCAGTTAGGAAACGCGGCCGTACAGACCGATCCGGCCGGGAATCTGAAGGTGAGCAAGGCCAAGAGCACGGAACGCGTGGACGCGGTGGTAGCCACCATCATGGCCGTAGGCGTTCACATGGGCGAGAGCATGAAGCCCGCCGATATGCCCGAGATTTCCTTCTGGTGACGCATGGAAGCGACGGCAGCACTGCCTGAAATCAAGTTCCTTGATACCCGCATGTCCCGCTGGGATGACCTCGTGGCCATGGCCGGCGAGAGCGGCGTGAGGATAACGCCCGAGACGGCGATGAAGACGGCGGCGTACTTCGCCTGTGCCCGCGTGGTGGCCGAGACGGTTGGAAGCCTTCCGCTCCACCTCTACCGCCGTCTGGATGACCACAACAGCGAGCGGGCCAAGGATCTGCCGCTCTACAACGTGCTTGCCCGCCGGCCCAACAAGTGGCAGACCCGCTATGAGTGGGTCGAGCAGATGTGCCTGCATCTGGGCTTCTACGGCAATTCGTACCAGTTCAAGGTGGCCGGCGACCGTGGCAGCGTCAGCGAGCTTCACCCGCTGCATCCCGGCGGCATGAAGGTGGTGCAAGAAAAAGACATGTCTCTTTCTTACGTCTACACGGACCCGAGCACGGGCCGGCAGCAGGCGTACCGAGACGATCAGATCATGCACGTGCGGTGGCTGTCGTTTGACGGCGTGCACGGGGAGGTGCCGGTAGAACTCGGCAAGGATGCCATCGGCCTGGCTCGCGCCCTGGAGCAGTACGCCGCGACGTTCTATCGGAACAACGCCCAGCCCGGCATCATTCTGCACACCGATCAGGCATTGCCACGCGAAGTCCGCGAGCAGCTGCGAGACCAATGGGAGAGCGCCCATCGCGGCCCGGCCAAGGCTGGGCGAACGGCGATCCTCAGCAACGGGCTCAAGGCCGACAGTGTCTCGGCTACGAACCAAGAGAGCCAACTGGCCGAGCTCTGGATGCAGTCGCTGCTCGCCATCTGCCGCTGCTGGCGGATGCCACCGCACATGATTCAGGAGTTGGGCCGGGCGACCTGGGGCAACCTGCAGAGCGAGATGGTGAGCTTCGAGAAGTTCACTATCGCCCCGTGGCTGCGTCGCATCGAGGGTGCCATTGAGCGTGACGTGCTGCCCGAGGACGGCGATTTGTACGCCGAGTTCCTGGTCGAAGGACTGCTGCGTGGCGACATCACGACTCGCTACCAGGCGTATGAGATTGCCCTGCGAAATCGGTGGATGACGCCCGAGGAAGTGCGGCAGAGGGAGAACCTTGGGCCGATGCAGTCTCCAGAGAACGACTCGCCCGGCGAAGTTGAAGACACGCCAGGCGACATGGGCGAAGACGTTGCAGAGGTTGCGGACGGCACAAGCGAAGACATGCCAGGAGACACGGAGGACGATTCAAATGGCTGACGAGCACAACGGCGTCATAGTGGCCGAGCAGATCGAGCGCCGCGATTGGGAGTTCGCTGAAGACGGCGGTGCCGTTGTCGAGACCCGTGCCGACGGGCGGCCCGTGCTCACAGGCTACGCCGTTCGCTACAACACGCTGAGCGTCGATCTCGGCGGGTTCCGCGAGACCATCCTGCCGGGTGCCTTCGACAAGGTACTGAATCGCCAGCGTGGCAAAGGCGACGTGGTCGCGTTGTTCAATCACGACCCGAATCAACTGCTGGGCCGCACGTCGAGCGGGACGCTTGAGCTCGCTAGCGATGACAAGGGGCTGCGGTATTCGGTTGTGCTGCCCAATACGGAACTGGGTCGCACGATCGGCGAGCTCGTGGCCCGTTCCGATTTGCGTGGCTCATCGTTCGCGTTCACCGTGGAACCACGCGGCGAGCAGTGGGCACCAGGCGAAGACGGCAAGCCGCGACGCTCGATCCGCGAGGTGTCGGGCCTTTTCGATGTTTCCGTAGTGACGCACCCTGCGTACCCATCTTCGACCACGAGCGTTGCCCGTCGAAGTTTGGAGGCGTGGCTAGCATCCCAGGAGCCGGCGCAAGTGCCGGTGCTTGATGCGAAGCCAGATATGCGGCCGGCAGCGGCTGCTGGTCTGCGGCTTCGTGCCGCACGTCTTCGGAGCTTTCTGCGTGGCAAAACCGGGTGACATCTGCCCACAGTGCTGCAAGGGTCGGATCCGCACTCGCTCCAGCGTGCAGGCCGGCGAGCACTCGCAGGTGCGGTACATCGAGTGCCAGTGCTGCACGTTTCGGTCTAAGCAAGTCGTGCCAGCGGAGTACGTCTGCCGTCGTGCTTTTGTAGATACAAACTCCCGGCGAGGTTAATCGGCATTGGTGCCGTAGTGTGAACGACAGACACGGACTGTCACCGTTCACAACTACGGAGTGCCAAGGATGGCCAGCCAACTCACCAAGCTTCAGGACCGGGCCGCTGCTGTGGCCGCCATGCTCGACGATCTCTCGAAGGTCGAGGAGCGTTCCGCCGAGCAGGTCGCGGAAATGGAGAAGCTGGCCGGCGAAGCCGAGCAGCTTGAGAAGGAGCTGTCCCGCGAGCACGCCATCGCCGAGAAGATCACTGCCCTGCGTGGCAAGGTGGCTGCGACTGCGAAGCCCGTCGAGGTTGCGGCCGTTCATGCGGCCCCGGCCCCGGCTGCCGAGCGTTCGCTGAGTGGCAAGGCACGCCACTTCCGTTCGTCCAGCGACGCTGAGGCGTGCGGCCGATGGATTCGTGGCTACGTTCTCGGCCGTGCCGAGGATCGTTCGTGGTACGAGAAGAACGTCGAGGCTCGCGCCCTGTCGCCCAACGACAACAACAAGGGCGGTGTGTTCATCCCCGACACCTTCGCCTCGACGGTCATCCGGCTGGTGGAGTCCTTCGGTGCGTTCCCGGCGCAGGCCAACAACCTGACGATGACGAGCGACACGCTCTACATCCCGCGTCGCGTTGGCGGCAACACGGCGTACCACACGGGCGCCAATGCCGAAACCCAGGCGACCGACATGGCGACCGACAACGTGACGCTTTCCAGCAAGGAAGTTCGCGTCGGCACCCGCGTCCCCAACCAGCTGATCGACGACTCGGCGATTGATCTCGCCGGGCTCGTGGCTGAAGAGTTCGCTCTGGCCATCGCCCAGCGGATCGACGAGGACGGCTTCATCGGCACCGGGGCCAGCCTTTACGGTGGCATCCGTGGCATCCAGTACAAGTTTGAGAACGAGACGCTGACGGCTGGCATCAACGACTCTTCGCAGTCGGCGGTTACGGCCCTGACGGTCGATGACTTCCTCGCCACCGTCGCCAAGGCTCCGACCTACGCGACCCAGAGCCCGACCTGCGGCTGGTACTGCACCCCGCAGATGCACGCTCTGGCGATGCAGTCGCTGGCCCTCGGCGGCAACGGTGCCCTCGCCAACGAGGTGCTGGACGGCGCCCGCCGGCCGACGTTCCTGGGGTGGCCGGTGTTCCTCAACAACGTCATGCGGAAGACGGCCTCGGCCGGTCAGTGCGTGGCGTTGTTCGGCGACCTCAAGCGGTCGAGCCACTTCGCCCTGCGGCGTGCCGTGGCGGTGCGGGCAAGCACCGACCGCTACATCGAGTTCGATCAGACCTACTTCCAGGCCACGGTGTCCTACGACGCGGTGACCTCGGACGTGGGCGACGCTTCGACGGCTGGCCCGGTCGTGGCTCTCATCCTCTGAACCTAACCAACCCAAGGAACCAGAATCCATGAACCACGCGGCCAACGGAAAGTCCGTCATCTCGATCAGCCCCGGCGTTGCGGGCGTTGCCTCTGCTGGCACGCACACCGTGGCGATTGACTGCCTCGGCTACGACTCGGTCAGCATCGACGTGTGCTACCGCTCGCTCGCCAACACGTCTGCCCCCAGCGTCGTGACCATCAAGCACAGCGACACGGACGGCAGCTACGCGACGATCTCGGGTCTGGTTCAGGGCACCGACTACACGCTGGCCGGCGTGACCAACACGGCGGTCGTGAACGTGACGCGGTTCGAGATCCCGACGAAGGCTCTGCGGCGTTATCTGCAGGTGGCGGTCACGCCGTCTGCGGATGCGACGGCGAACGGCACGAACAACGACATCGTCGTGGCGGCCCGGCTGGGTCGTGGCGAGGTGGGCGTCGATTCGGCGTCGGATGCGAACGTCACCAATCGCGTGGTCCTCGGCTGATCGAAGACGGTAGAACGACAACTCCAACGAAGGAGGAGCCGTGGGCGCGGCGACTTCGGCGGTGGCTGGCGTAAAGCCTGCCATCATTCAGACCGGCAGCGGGCCGATCCGATTGCACTGTGCAATGTCAGTGCCTCGGCTCGGCTGGCAGGATCACATGTTCTGCTGGGCCAGGGGCTTGGTGCCGTTCGGCATTTCCCCGATCCGACTCGAGGGTGCGTTCTGGGGGCAGTGCCTTGAGCGTGTGATGACCGACATCGTCGAGTCGGACACGGACCCCAAAGAGCCTCCGCTGTGGATCCTCACGCTCGACTACGACAGCATCTTTGAACAGGACGCTGTGCCGCGTCTGCTCACCTACGCCGTAGCTAGCGGCTTCGACTTCGTGGCCGCTGTGCAGATGAAGCGGCGTACGGACGAGCCGCTGTTCACCATGGTTGCGGATGGCGGTCAGCGGGTGGCAGAGGTGAGCCGGGATCACTTCGTCTACCACAACGTCACCCAAGCCAACACGGCCCACTTCGGATTGACGATGCTGAAGGCAGAGGCGTTGAAGAAGATGCCTCACCCGTGGTTCATCGGCAAGCCCAACGAGGCGGGCCGATGGGAAGACGGGCGGGTCGATGATGACATCGCATTTTGGATCGCTGCCCAGAAGGCGGGATGCAAGATCGGTGTCTGTCCTCGCGTGGCACTGGGGCATGCCGAGGTGTGGATCAAGTGGCCCGACCAGAACATGCGAGCGAGCCTGCAGCACCCAGGCGACTTCTGGGATCGCGGCGGCCGACCACCGGAGAACGTGTGGAAATGACGCAGACCGTCCAAATGATTCCCGTCCGCATGCTGCGGTCGTATATGTCGTACCGCCCCGGCCAGGTCGTGCATGTGACCGGCGGGCTGGCCCGCACGCTGGAGTTGCAGCGGTACGCCGTCCGTCACCAGGAGCAGCCGCAACTGCGATTCGCTACGGCACCGGAGCCCGAGGTGGAGCGTGCGGAGTCGCCGGTCGCCAAGCAGCGGAGGCGCAAGCATGCGTAACTGGGAGCTTCCTGCCACCGGCAGCCGCTACCGCAGCCTGGTTGTCTCGACGGCAAGCGGCACGAACGAGCGCCCTGTCAGCGTGTCCGAAGCGAAGGAGCACCTTCGCATCGTGGACTTTACCGACGACGACACGTATATCGGCGTGCTGATCGATGCTGCCGTGCAGTGGTGCGAGGATTACTGCGACCGCACCTTTGCGGACAAAGCGTACACCGTGGCGTTCGATGACTTTCCGAGCCTCCGCATCGAGCTCCCGCGCCCGCCGGTGCGGTTGAACGCGACGGCCACGAGCGCCACGGTGACTATCTCGTATGTGGATTCCGCCGGCACCACACAGACCCTCACGTGGTCGCAGTCTGGAACGCAGCAGTTCCGCGTAGACCGCGACCACGTTCCTGCCTTGGCTTATCCGCTGTACCTCGAGGACTGGCCCAACGTGCGGCTGGATGACAAGGCCGTGCAGATCACCTACCTCGCCGGATACGGCGGGGCCGCCAACGTGCCGAAGCCGGCCGTGCACGCCATCAAGATGCTTGTGGGGCACTGGTATGCCAACCGCGAGGCCATCGGCAGCGCTGGCCAGAACGTGCCGCTTGGGGTGCATGCGTTGCTTGAGCCCTTGAAGTGGAAGCAGTACGCATGAGCCTTGAAGGTCGCATTGCCATCGACGTGGCGTTCTCGGACTCGGCCGCCGGCACCGGCGTGCAGTCGCTCAAGCGGCTTGCACTGACCAGCACCGACGCCTACAGCAGCGGCAAGGTGGCCGTGCTCTCTGGTACTTGCGGTACGGCAGCGGTGGCAATCGCCGTGGCTCCCAGTGCCTACAAGGACTCCAGCGGATCGGCCGTATCGTTTGCCAGCGTGAGCCGGTTCGCGTTCGCGGCTTCGTCGGCTGCCGTGTGCAGCGAAGCGACCGGGGCCGGCGTGGCCATTTCCGGTGGCAGCCGCGTGGCGATCTGCGACTCTCGATCTGGCGGTACGGCTGGGTTCAATGTCTCTGCCTACTCGGGCACGGCCTCGTACACGCTCGTCATTTACGGAGCGTAGGCCATGCTCCGCTCTGGACTCATGGACAAGCTCGCCGAGGTGCAGACTCCTACGGAGAGCACTAACAGCATCGGCGAGCCGGAACTGACGTGGTCCGCATTCGCCCAGCGGTGGATCGCACTGCTGCCGCTGTCTGGCAATGAAGCCGTCAGTGCCATGGCCAACGAAGGCGTGGTCACGCACCGCATCCGCATGCGGTACACCAGCGGGCTCAAGCCGAAGATGCGGGTGGTGGCCGAGGGTCGCACGTTTGAAATCATGTCGGCCGTCGAGCGTGGACGCCGCGAGGAACACGAGCTCCTGGTGTCGGAGGTCGTGGACTGATGCGTACCGACATGACCGTGGAAGGCGTCGAAGAGATCCTGAAGGGATTTGCCATCCTGCCCAGCAGCATCCAGAAGAAGTACCTCGGGGCCGCCGTCCGCGAGGCTGCGAAAGACGAGATTCCCGAAATCAAGGCGCTGACGCCTCGAGGCCCGACCGGCAACCTCCGACGCAGTGTCGGCGTGAAGGTGGAGAAGAAGAAGCGAAACGCCACGGCCGTCGGCATCCTGGGCTACCGCTCCAAGCGTGGCGGGAACAATTCGGAAAAAGGCTTCCACGCCTGGTGGGTGGAGAACGGCACGAAGTACCGGCAGCCCAAGAACTACGCGCTCAAGGTGCCGATGGCAAACGCGGCCAAGTACCCGTATCTGCGTGGCAAGGTGGCTCGCATCGGCGGCAACGAAGGCGGCATGATCTTCTTTGGCCAGGTCAAAGGCATGCCCGCGAGCGACAGGTTCAAGCAGTGGGCCGACGCCAACCTTCCGCAGATCAAGCAACGGCTGATCGGCAAGCTTGACGGGGCTCTCGGCAAGGCGATTTCCGAGGCCGAGCGGCAAGCCATTCGCAAGATGTACAGCAAGAAGTAATGCCCACCACCACTCATATCGACGAGTCGCTCGTGCAGCTGCTGTCGGCTGACGCCGACATTGCCATGCATGTTGGCGGGCGAATCTATGCCGTCCAGGCTCCGCAAGGGGCCGACCTGCCGTGCATTGTTTACCAGCGTGAGAACACTGGCCGAGGGCCGTTCATGCACATGCAGGGCATGACGGGAATCACTCGTGCGACGTTCACGATTTCGGCCATCGGTGACTCTCTCGTGGGCGTGCGAAACCTCGCCCGAGCCATTCGCCTCGCCCTACAATTCAAGGTAACAGGCAGCATTCGGCTGGCCGTCGTCAAGAGCGACGATGACACGCAGGAGCCGCCAAACAACGGGGAGCAACTCCCGATCTACCGCACGGATTTGTCAGTAGAGATCACCTTTACGGAGGCTTGAGAAAGCCATGGCAGTCGATATTGGTCAGGGCACGTTTGTGTCGTTCGGGACGGCGCTTCACACGGCGACCGGCTACAAGATCACCGGCGTCAATCACGGCGGCGTTTCGCGTGCCGTTGCCGATGCGACGCACATGACATCGTCTGCCAAGGAGTTTGTGGCTTCCGCCATCTACGACCCCGGCGAGCTCTCGGTCGAGGTGCTCTTCGACCCAGGCGTGAAGCCGACCGCCGACATGGCCAACGTCGCGACCAACCAAGTCGTGAACGTCTACTGGGCCAGTGGAGGCACGACCACCACGCTCTGGAGCGCCTTCGGCTATGCCACCGGCTTTGAGGCTGGTGCCCAGATGGAAGACATGATGAGCGGCACGCTCACCATCAAGCTCAGCGGCACGCTGCCGAGCTAGTGCTGACAGGAGGCGCGGACTGTGGCTCTTACTCGTGAGCAGATCAAAGCCAAGCGTGGCGTTCGTCCCCGCGTGGCGTTAGACGTTCCAGAACTTGGCGGCACCATCTACGTCGCCAAGTTCTCTGCCAAAGACCGCGACCGCTTCGAGCAGATCGTGACCGGCGGCAAGGTTGGCGGCGTCAACCTGGACAACGTGCGGGCACGATTCGTTGCCATGGTGGTGGTGAACGAAGACGGCACGCGGATGTTTGAGGACGCAGACGCGGAGTGGATCGGCGAACTGGACACGGACATCGTGCAGGCCATCGTCGATGCGGGATTCAAACTGAACGGCATCGGCGGCAACGCAGTGGAGGAGGCGGCGGGAAAATAGAACGGCAGCCGGTGCTCGCGTTCCTGTACCGGCTGGCCTTGAAGCTTGGCATCTGGGACGTAGAGCGGCTGGCCGACGAGATGGGCGTCGATCAGTTGTACGGCTGGATGGGCTACTACCTGCTCGAGCCGTGGGGCGACGAGTGGCTTAGGGACGCCGTGGCGATTGCTCAGAGATACAACGCAAACCGAGGCAAGCGGCAGCCCGTCAAGCGGCCAGAGGAGTTTCTGCCGGTTCCGAAGCGGGCACAGACACCAGATCAGATCCTCGCCACGCTGAACGCGATCCCGCGATGAAACCATGGCAAACAACTTTGGCCGCGTAAACGTCAGCATCACCGCCAGCACGGGCGGATTGACGGCTGGGCTGTCTAAGGCCGGGCGACAGCTGAAGGGATTTCAGAAGAGCGTCGGCGGGCTTTCTGCCTTGAGCGGAACGCTTGGCGGAATGATGCCGATGCTGATGCCGGTGGTGGGCGGGTTCGCCACTCTGGCTGGAGCGGTTGCCGCCCTGACTTCGGCGACCCGCTCTGCGGAAGCCCTGCACAACCTGTCGCAAGAGTTGGGCGTGGCGGCTGGTGAATTGCAGGTGATGCAGCAGGTGGCTGCCGAGTCGGGCGTGAGTCAGCAGCTGCTCACTACGGGCCTGCGTCGTACCGCTCGAATGGTCGGCGAGTTGGCCCAAGGCACGCCGGCTGCGGCCAAGGCGTTCGCTCAACTCGGCCTGACGATGGACGATCTGGCTGGGCTGAGCACGACCGAGCAGTTGGCGTTGATTGCCGACCGCATCGCAGCCCTGCCGCCGCACATGCAGGCCGCAGCGTCCATCGACATCTTCGGCCGCAGCGGCCAGGGGATGCTCAACTTCCTGCGGCAAGGCGGGCAGGCTTTCCGCGAGATGGATCGGCTGCTCACCGACCTGGGCGTGAAGATGAGCGGCCCGCAGGTTGCGGCCATCGAGTCCATGGGTGATGCGATTGGCCGGCTGTCATTGCCGATGCAAGGATTCGTCAATCAGTTCCTGGCGGAACTCGCGCCGGCCATTACGGCTGCGTCCAACCTGATTGTCGATTTCTTTGCCAAGAACACTGCCGGCTGGACGATGGCGAAGACGCTTGCGGACGGGCTGGTCTCCGGTATTCGCATGGTCGTTGGCGCAATGACGCTGCTGACAGGCATCTTCCAGGTGTTCATGGCCCTGGGCTCGAAGATCGGGCAGATGTTCAGCGAAGTGTTCAGCATCATCCTCGACGGCGTGGCCAACGTCATGGACGGCATGGCCGGGCTTGCCGAGGCTGCCGGATTCGCAGGGCTCGCAGATTCGCTCAGCCAAGGCGCTCAAGGAGCGGCACAGCTGGCGAATGGTGCCAGCCAGATGGGCGAGATGTACGGCCAGTCAGCCGCCGACACGTTCGGCCAGGCCGTGCAGAACATCGGCAGCCCGTTTGCCGCCTTCGACCGTGAGTTTGCTGCCGCCCAGGCGGATGCCCAAAAGGCCGGCGCTGCCGGTGCTGGGGCAGCTGCCGGCGAGAGTATCGGCGCTGCCATCAAGGCCGCGTCTTCTGAGTTGAGCGCCCTGGTGGTCGGCTCGTCCGGCGGAGAGTCCTATCGCAACATGCTCGCCCGTGGTGGCGATCCTCGGCTGAGCGGGGCCGACGCTGCCAAGCAAACGGCCGACAACACCGAGCGGGCTGCCGACGGCATCGAAGACGTGGCCGCTGCCGTGCGTGAGATCCCAGGCTTCGGCCAGGCCCAACTGGCGATGGTGTAACCAATGGCAATTCGCACCGTCCGCCAGCTGCGTTCGTTTCAGTTCAACGAAACGAAGTCCGAAAAGGGCAGCATCCAGTACGCCGGCTCTGTGGAGCTGCTCATCATCTGCGATGCAGCGCCGGATTTTGGCGCTATCAAGAACGACACCAGCACATGGCCGGAGTTCTACAACCGCAAGATTCCGCAAGTCAACGACAAAGAGAACGTCGGCGGCATCGAGTTCTATGTGACGGGCCGCGACTTTGAATACTACGACGACGAAAACGAGTTCTGCGTCAAGGCGACGATTCAATACGACAGCAAGCCGGATGCCGATAGCGACGAGCCGGGCAAGACTGACGAAGAGCGGACGTGGTTGAAGATCTCTATGCAGTCGCTACAAGAGCGGCGGCCGGCAAGCGAGTCGAATCAAGAGAACCCAAACGATCCGATAAAGCCGCCGCTGAACTCGGCCGGCGATCCCGTGGACGGCCTCGAGGAAGACACGGCCCTGCTGCGGCTGACGTTCACCAACTCCAACGCGACGGCTCCTGATTTCCTGGCGCTGTTCTCTTACCTCAATACGTGCAACCAGACAGCGTTCCTCGGTGCTGCGCCGTACACGCTTCGCGTCACTGGCTACGGGGCCGACTTCGACCAAAAGAATCAGGTGTGGTCCGTGTCTGTCGAGTGGACGTACAACCCGTCAGATTGGAAGATCCGCTACTACGACGTTGGCTATCACGAAATCGTGAACGGCGAGCGTCTGGCCATCATGGACAAAAGCGGCAATCCGGTGAGCAAGCCCGTGCCGCTCAATGCCGATGGTTCAGCTAAGGCTGTCGGCGAAGACCCACGCGTGCTGAGCATCAAGCCGTACGACGAAAAAGACCACACCATCATGCTCCGCACTTGCGGGCTTTTGTAGGAGATAGCCATGGCGAATGAAGTCACACTGTCGCTCTCGGTTGCCGTGTCCAACGGAAACCATAACGAGACGTTCACGGCGTCGGGCCTGAAGTTTGACCAGGCGGCCCAGGGCGTGCACGCTCAGATCGTCAGCGTGAGCACGGCCGTGGCAACGCTGTCCATCGGGGCTGTCTCTGCGGCTGGCTACGCTGGGTTCCGCAACATGAGCACCGCCACCAGCGGGACGGCCTACGTGGCCATCGGCTCCTATGACGGCACCAACATCCAAGAGTTCTGCAAGCTTGGCCGTGGGGCTGCCGCTGTCCTGCCGCTCGTGCCGACGATCACGCTGGCAGCCAAGGGCTACGGCACCACCGGAAAAATCCGCTACGTCGTGTTTCAGGAGTAAGCCGTGGCTGACACGTTCGGCTTTTCTCTTAACGACGCCAAGCGTATCGGGCGGGCCGTTCGGCTTGTCGAGCGTGACGAGCCACGGCAGGATCTGAGCGGCTCGCTGGACGGGACTGTGTCTCGCGGCGTTCGTCTGCTCCTGGCCAAGCACGAAGGCACCAACGGCTGGGCCAAGCAAACGACAGCCACTGTGACCGTCTACAACGGCGAGCCCCTCGCTTCTGCCATCACGGTTGTGGCCCACAACCAGTTCCTCACGTTCTCGACTACGACGGCGTGTACGCAGCGGTGGGTGGCTCTCGGCCACAACGGCTGGGGCTGGTACGCAATCAGCCAGGAAAAGGCGTGCACGACTACGTGCTCGATGGACTACGCCGGCGTGGACTTCTCGGCCCTGCCGGGGTTTGACCGCACCAAGATTCAGCTGCTTGGCCACAACAGCGGCACGACCGCCAGTGATAGCACGGACTGCGTCAGCATCCGCTGGTACGACATCACCACCTGCTCTACCTCCGCATGACGCTCATCACGTTCCA